CTGGTGGGTAAACCTAAAGGCTTTTACGTGATAATACCAGTTTGTACTATTCGCAATCGTATCAGCAAGCCCCAGTCGGTAGGCAAGCATAGCTGTGCTTGTGCTGATAAACTCGGCAACGTGCTCCACCGCGTTTGCTACTGACCACCCTGCACTTGCCTTAGTGCCATAGCCTGTAACAAGACAGGCTTTTAATACTGCTTTAACATCGCCTGGCACACGAGCGTTATAATTAATCTGTGGCGCTCCCGCGTCCGTACTACTAAAGCGCGATACCGGCTCATTAACTGGATTTAAAAAACTCATAATTTACCCTTATTTATTTAGTACAAGCTCGTAAGCGCCATGCGTAATAGGTTCGCAGCCATCAGAAACGTAAGTGATACCGACTATCATGTTCGTGTCGTAGTCAAACGACCAATTACCTGCCGCGTCTGGTATTGACTTACCTAAGCACTTGCCTTTTTTCCACGCAAACAACAAAACGTAATCAACTGGCAATCCATCATAGCGTTTTGCTCTACCTGTAATCGTTGCCATATCACACGCCCATTGTTAGCGCCGTTAATGTCACATAGCCGCCTTGATAGATTTTATCTTTATCTAGCGCAAGCTCGGTTTCTACGTCAAGCGTTACTATGAGCGTACCGCTTGCATCTAGTACCTTTGCCGCTGTTGGTATTCCCGACGCTATTGCTAGCACCTTTGGCGGTATCTTAAAAGTCATCACCGCATTAGCTATTGACTGCTGCACTGGATTTGTCAGCGCAATCTCAGCGGCAAGTGTAGCGCCCACATAAATTGATAAGACAGAGTTGGTGCCGACGTTTAGCTTGTCGGCAATCCCTTGTAATGCTGCGTTTTTTGCATCAACTGATAACTCCATTACACAGCCCTCTCTCTATCAATGTTGGCGTGATAACCAATCGTAAAGTCGTAATTATCTGAGCTGCTGCCTTGATGTTGCTGGATAGCATTGCCAATCCAAACTGGATATTTAGCCGCTGCCGTATTGATACGAACCACGTTGTTGGCCGACCAACCTGTACCCCATGCTTCTGACGGTATCGTAAAGTACGCATAGCCGGTCATCGGATTAATGGGTGCTGTTAGTGTAGTCGTTGAACCTGTGCCAATTTGACCAACTGTTTGACCGATAATGTTAAACGCTTTATCACTGGTAAATACTAACGCCCAGCGTTCTTCAATCGCATCACGGTTGGTCACCACGATAGGGTTATTGGTAACTTGCAACTGTGACGTTGTAGCATCGCCGATTAAACTATCGCTCCAAACGCTACCCCATGATTTTTGACCAAACACGTTAAACGCACGCGCTTGCATATCACCAGCCAGTAGCATTGAGCTAAAGACGGCGGCTGTGCTGTAGTCGTGCGTGATAGGCGTTGATAGCGTGACACGACCTGATATATCCGTTTCAATGACTAACGCAATATCCATAATGCGATATTTAGCGGTAAGTGGTGCAGTATAAAACGATAAATCAAACAAGGCGTTTAGCTGCAATGTACCCGCATCTAAATCGACATTGAGGTAATCGCTATTTACTTTCAAGCCATTAGCATCAAAGACATTAACATCAGACAAGCGCTCAAAGCCTAAATCAAAGCTATCATTAGGCGCGTTGGTCGGTAGCTGCATCGTTTTAAGCTCAGTGATAGCTATCGAGTCGCCTTTGCGTACAAATGGCACACGACCATCAGTCGGCAAGCGTACCGGATCAAGACCGATAAGCTCTTTATCTAACGGCAAGTAGCTGTAAGCAATCGCGTTATAACGGATGCTATCCGGCTTAACGTATATCGGTTTATTGATATAGTTTGTACCACCGTCAAGATAAACATTAGCAGCGTCATACCATGACTGATTAACTACATCGGGGTTAGCAGTAATACCTAACTTCTCGTAAAAATACAGCGCCACAAATCCAGCTTTAAAATCGACCGTACCATGAGCGTATTTACTGCCCGTGATGCCTCCTTGCTCGTCAGTCGATAACGACAACATCGTGCCGTCTGCAAGCTCAGCACTGATTTGCAAGGATGCTTTTTTAAGAGGCGCAACTGGCGTTCTAAATACTAAGTTGGCAAGCGGTACTGGGTCATTCTCGCGTAGCATTGATTTGAGATTAACCGTGTTCACTTGCCCTGCTTGCCATGTGTCGATTGATACAGCGCCAAAGCGATAATCAATATTACCTACTGTTAAATCGCCATTTTTAATCTTGCCGTTACTATCTCTAAAGCTCACACCTAGCGCATCTAAAAATAATGATCCATTAACTACCCCATCGGTCGTGTCTTGCGGTAAGTCGATATTTAATACCGATGCTACACCTGTGCTAGTCGCTGCCTCAGTTGTTGGCGCTGTAGCTGCTACGCCATTAATCTGCACTTCCGACGCTTGCATTGGCACTGTTTTTGTCACCGTTTTAAAGATAGGTGAAACACCTGGTCTAGTGACAACTTCAACCCCTGCGGATTTTCTCGACACATTAATAACAAAATCTACGGTGCCGGCAGCTTTGTTGATAGTGCCACTGGTTAATGATGCCACCCAAGTATTAGAGTCTACAGCCGCATTTTTGATTGACTGCCAAGTGTTTATCTCCGTCGATGTATAGATAGCATTGCCTTGCTGGTACGCTTTATCGGTATAAATAGGTCGCAAAACATCCTTAATTAATAATGACGTTCCGCCATCATTAAGACTAAGAACAACCTTTAGCTCACCACCCAAAAAGACAGTAACATCAACATCGGTAATAGCTGCCTCAAAATCTAGCGACCCACCAAAAGCGCCTGACGCATCGCTCGGTTTATACCATAAACTTCTATTAACGGTATTTGCGTTCAATATGCGCTGATAAGACAGACTAAAAACAGTATCTTTAGCGACAGTCTCATTAGGTGCAATATTCAGCTTGCCGTCAATAAATGTACCTGTTGCATCGCCAGTGACAACACCATCGCTCACTGTTGCCGTTTTGCTTGTATCCCATGTTACGGCAATAGGCCCACTTACTTGGTCTGCGACACTAATAACATGATAGGCGGCAGGTAATGCTTGAGCGCCATACTTAACCGTGTCTAAATCCACACCAAACGAGTAAACGATATAACTAGCAGCATCAGGTATAGCAGCAGTCGTAAGCAACACTGTTTTGCCTTGCACTGTACCGCGCCCATTACCGTCATCATCAATTAAATTTCCGCGCCCGTCATCGTGGACTAGGTAATTATTACCACCTACTGTATAAGTGATTTTAAGACTATTTGGCACTGGCTCAGCGCCCAGCTCACGTACAAAGTTATAACCGGCATTGTCATCGACGACTTGATAATCTGTTTGCGCCACGCGGGTAAATTCTGACGCAGGTTTGTAACTACCTGTCACTGTTGTTTGCCCAAGATTCAGAAGGTTGTACCAAGTAATCTGACCAATGCCGTACTTAATCGAGGCATAGGCTAAGCCGTTGCTATTAACCAACTGCCCATCGCGGTCTGTTAGATTCTGACCGCCAACCGATAAGCTAAGCGTACCGACTGCAATACCTGACGGCAGACTAAACGCTGTATTGGTCGTAACATTGACCGACTGACTGATTGCAATCACACCATCGCCACGCGCTTGAGTAGCTACTTGGTTAGCAGGGTCACGTTGCAAAATTGGCGTTTCTACTTGTGTGCTTGGTACAACTTGCGTGTAGATAGAATTTAAACGTACCTGACGCGATTGCATGGCGACTACTGGCTCAGCTAAGCGACTAGCGCTGTAATACTTAGCAGCATCAGCGACACGCGCCTCGCGTAAGATGGCACGGCGGCTTGTGTTAGCATTTTGGTAAAACTCAGGTACGGTTAAGCCGTTAAAGGTCTTGTTTAGTGTATCGCCAAACTCAATCGTCGCTACTGTGCGCGTGACAGTCTCACTTACCGTGCGTTGAAAACGGCGCTCTACGGTATCAACTTTAAGCGGACGGATATATTGATAATACTCGTCGCTTTGACCCTCATTTTGCACAATCACAAGCGGCTGTCCGACTGCTGGTATCGGGTCGTTTTTATCCAGCGATACCTGTATAACGCGCTGCCCTGCAAGCTGTGTCTCTAATAAATGCCCCGCCCATTTTGAGCCAAAAGCAAGATAACTCTCAATTTTGTTCTGAGCATCAACGCGTCTATCTGCAAAGCTGCTTGCTTTAAATGCAAACACACTGATATTGGGATTATCAGGCAGTTCAGTAAATAGCAATCGCGCTGCCTGCAATAAATCAGCATTAGCAGTCTTGACGGCAAGCGATACTTTACGCAAGCGCACACGACCAATTAAGCGGTCAATGTCCGACACATCAGGGAATAAGTTGTTTGACACCCCATCAATGACAGCGATACCCGTTGGTAATCCGCCGCCATCAGGCGTATCAGCCATGATTTCGGACTTTAAAATCTCTAAATCGTTTTGAGTAATTGCCATTGTTATCATCCGTCAAATTTTAGGCATTAAAAAAGCCCTAAATAAAGGGCTAAATAAGTGAATAGCGTTAGACGCTCGGTATCTCTAAGAATTTAAGCGTCACATTGTAATAATCGGTCAATTGTGGACTGGTTGAGCCTTTAATTGGCGTCGCATTGATAGCGTCTTGTGTTGTATCAAACATGACCTTAACGCGCTTAACTGCACCATCTGCTAGATAGTCTAGCCAAAAGGTAGCGCCTAGCTTGTCACGCTCAGATTTGAGTGCATTAACCGTTGCTCGTGACAATACGCCATGACCATCAGGTGCTTGCATCGTATAAGGTCTACCAGCTTTACGCTCTGACTGCTCGGCAATCATTGTGCCATCTAGCGCGTACTTAATATTTGATACGGTAGCTGACCAGTCGTGTTCACCCTCTGGATAGAGACTGTCTGACAGGACGATGACCGCGCCTGTGGCTGTATTCGTCAGCTTAGTTTGTGCATTAGTACGCATAATCATTCCTTTTTATTTGAGTAAGCCATCGACACGCAATGGCTTAGTTAAATAAAAATAGGTCAGTCGGATTTCCGACCAACCCATACGTTATAGCTTCACAATCTCATACGTTGCATCTTCGGCTTCGTCGTACATCAAATCGGCTTCAAGCGTCATTTCTGCAAAGTCATCGCTGATTAAATCGAGCGTATCAGCAGGTGATAACTTGGCACGGTATGCGGTCACGACTTGCTTGTCTTTTTGACCAACCTTGTTTAGACCATCGACACGGATGCGGTAATAATCAACATCGTCAGTCATCGGCTTCATAACCGTTGCTGTGCCGTAGCTATACGTCACGATTAGCGGCGATGTGAGCGTCTGTTTTTCTAGCAGCTCGATAGTGCCGTATTTTTTATCAATCGTGTAGTCAATACCTTCGACCAAATCGAGCGGCGTTCCTGACGTACTGTCAGCAAAGGTCGTGATTTCGGTCACGTTTTTATGTTTCAAAAAGATAATATCGCCAACTTCTGAAACGGCGTGTTCTTCGCCTGTTGCCGTACCAGTAGCGACTTCGGTAACGGTCGCTTGTAGTGCTGCTTGCATGGCTGCTTGGCGGCGCTCCATCAGCGTAATGCTGAATGATGTTGACTTATCACCATCGTATTTATCCCAAGTTTGGTTTTTGCCAGAGTGGTACTCTTTAAGCTCTTTCTCGTCCTCTACTGAGTGTGAGAATGATGCAGCATTTGCGACACCGACCCAAAAAGGCTTGCCCTCTACGCCACCTTTGACTGGCGTAAAATACACTTTACCGTTACCGATAAAAGCGTGTGATTGTTGTTTTTCTGCCATGATTAATATCCTCTAAGGCTGGAATTTAGTTTGAAAGGTAAAAGGGTATAGCGCAAACGTACCAAAATACTCAGGCTGTCCACTTGTGCCGGTGCGCTCTAACGGCTCGTGATAGTCGTCAATCTCAAAGCCTTGTACGTGATTAATAACCTTGCCGATAAGCTCACCTGCTACGCTCATAAGCTCGCTTGTGCTGCGTTGTGCTGCTTGATGGCTAACACCTACTACAACCGTCCATTGCTGCGTGTCGCGGCTATCATGCGAGCCATTAGCTGTTGGTGTGTTGCCTGTATTGATAACGTAAATAGCGGGCGTTGTCTGCATATTAATGCCGCGAATATCTGCTGCTGTGCCTACTTTCTTAACCCCCCATTCAGCCGCCTTGCTCTCAAGCTCATTAATAAGCGATAGACCGACTTTAAAATAATTGCTCATTCTTGCAGTACTCCCGTGATAATGCGCTTGATTTCAGACGCATCATCATCATTGATGCCCATAAATGTTCGAGCAGGTATATCGCCCCATAGGTTTGAGAATTGCGACTTTTTGCCCCCAAAATTCATCATGGCCGCGTAAACCACGTTTGAACCCCACTCAACACCTTTAGGCACAACTGTGTAAGTTAGTGAGGCTAACAAGCGACCTGTATCGCGTAGCGTCTCGCCGCTTTGCTCAATAGCTCGCTTAGATGGCAGCCAAGGAGAGCCATCAGGAGCGCGTTGTGTTGCAAATCGTTCCTCTGTTCGGTGAACCATTTCAGCGCCAATCAAGCGACCTAACTTGGCTTTTTGAGCGCCTGACATATTAAGTGCAGTTAGTCGTCTAATCGTTGCGCCTGTAGGCGTGATTCTAAAATCAATCATGGTTTACCTCACTTAAAGCCTGGCATAGTGGCAAACACATCATCACCGAATACTTGACCACGATAACTATCACCGATTGGTACAGCAGGTTTGATGTAAGTCGATTGCTGCTCGTCATCTGTTAATGGCTCAGCAAACGTGACATTGGCTTTACCCGCACCCACGTCTTGCAGCCATTTAAGCGCTTCTTTATAACGCGCCTCTACCTCGTCGGTCGGCTCGTTCATATAAAGCAAATAGCGGGCAATATCAGCGCATACCAGTTTCAAATGCTCAGTCTTAACAAGCGGCGTTTTATAGCGTATGGATAAATAGCTGTTCATCTTCTCACTGGCGTCCGATAGCGCATTGGTGACTGCAAGCAAGCCGTCATTGTGCATCGACTCAAGCTCAGCTATAGCAAGCTCACCAAAGCGGCTTATTAAATCGTCATGAGTCGCGTACATAATTTAGTCCTTTGGAAATAGGGCGATTAGCTCGGCTTTAGTATCAGACTTGTTGTACTTGATACCTTCTTCATTAAGTAACGCCTTTAACTCATCGTTTGATAAGCCGTCAAGTTGAACCACTTCGCCGCCATCACCATTATCAGCATCATCTTCGGCTTCAGCTTTTTTGATAGCGCCTTTACTTAGTAAAAATTCAGCGCGCGCTTTTGGCAATCCTTCAATGGCCTTACCATCTTTGACGGCTGCTTCTAGCTCGTCATTAGTAACGACTGGGATTTGATCACCAGTGTTGTATTGGCCAATAGCTTGCAATGCGATATACATTAATTTAGACATAATTTGCTCCAAAAAAAGCCCCGCGATTAAGCAGGGCAATTAAGTTAAGGGTTTGTTAAAGGGTGATAAAACCAGTACCACCAGCGGCACCGTTTTTATTGATGGTCACTGGCAGTGGGCTTGAATCAGCAATAAACTTATCGACAGATGGGTCATCACTAAACACATGGTACGGCATCAATTCCATTGCTAATTTAGCAGGGTTTTTACGATGCTTAATCATGCAGTAGTAAAGCGGATTGTCTAGCTCAGAGATTAACCAAAAGCCATCTTCTGGAATCATCAGCTCGCTTGTACCATCTTCTTTTTCAAACTCAGCGTCATACGTCCAAAAGTTAATACCGTCTACCGTACCGCGTAGGGTTGCAGTAGTTTCGCCACCAAAGCCGCCATCAAACACACGGGTTGCATTTGTGTCTTTTGAGGCTGTAAATTTATCGTTAAATTCTTTGTCGTCCGTCATCGCATCAAACACACGGCTAGACATTTACGCATCGACTGGACGGCGCTTACCATGCTTAACCAAGTTTTTGACAATTTTACG